GACGCGCCAGCCGTGAATGTGGCAGTCCCGGTTAAAGACGCCATCCCGCCAGACCCGTTCAGTTCGTCCTGTTGGGCGGTAAGTGTCAGAACGCACCCGCTTGTCACATCACCAGTCAAAGCGATAAACGCCACGCCGTCCCATCCCTTCATATCCAGGATGGATGTAGCACTTGCAGCCTGGCCGTCAGCCACCGCTCCGAGAACATACGTTACCTTGCAGTTATTCAAAAAATTGTTCATTTGATTTTCTCCTTTATTCAAGCCGGATTTTAACCCGGCGAATTTGGTTATACGGAAATGTAAAGTTTCTTCATTGCATCAGCCTGGCGCACACCACCACCGACTCTTTTGCGGGCGCGGAATACTACCAGTCCATTGTCGGCTCCGGTCGTATAGTCAACCTGGAATGCAATGGCAATCCGGTCGGCAATGACATACGTTTTGCGGAAATCACCGTAGAGGATCGGGTACGTTCCGGCTGCAACGGCTGGCATGTCGGGCATTTCAACGTAAGGCGCACCGGCCAGAGTGTTAGGCATCGCGGTAGCAATACCCGGAATCCACAAATACTGGCCCTGTCCGTCTTTCAGTTTACGGGTTTTGCCGAGGGTTGCACGGCTCAAGCCGAAAACAGCGTTCTGGGTATAGCCAGATTTAAGGGCATAAAACAGGTCAAGCAGTCCGTCGCCAGTCAATGAAGCAGCCGCACCGCTATTCACCGCAACGATATCGCTGTTGACCAACAGGCCTTCCATCTGGTTTGCAGCGCCAACGCCGTTAATGGATTCGTAACCTTCCTTCACTGAGAACTGTTCAGCCGCATCTTGCCGAAGCTCACCAAGCAGGTCGTATGCCGAATCTTCAAGCATCTGCAAAGATACTTCGATACGGGCGAACATTTCAGGGGCCTGGAATTCATACATTCCGTAAGTCGGATCTCCGGTGTTTGTTCTGGTCGTTACTTCACCCACGCGGGTGGCTGTGGTGGCTCCTGTTTTCTTCGGTCCTTTCAAACTTCCAACTCCAATGGTTCTGACAGTGGCCAATTGGCGAATGGGGGTCATCAGAACGATGTCCTTGATGATTTCGGCCTGCATGTCAGGCGGGGCCAGAAGATACCCGGCGCTCACATCGTCGGACTTCACAAGAGCTGCCATGCGTTTCTGAATCACGGCTACGTCTTTTGGATCACGATCCTGGGGCGGTCGGCGCATAACACGGTCAAACGCCGTGCGGAACTCTTTTGCTTCCCGTTCGGTAGAAGTGCCGCCAAGGCTCGGTGTTTGTAAAAGAGCCTGAACCTGATCCATTTGATCCTGCATGGCCTTCTGGTTCTGGGCAGTCAGCGTAATCTGCTGATTCATAGGCTCAAATCTGTCCATGGCTGCGTTGATTTTGTCGATCTTCTCTTCAAGCAGAACATCACGCTTTTTGTCATTGGCGTCATTGGCAGTCTTAAACTCGTTAAACGCAGTCATAAGCTGAGTGACGGCTTCTTTAGGGTCTATATCAGGCATTGTTTTTCTCCTTCGTGATTTGATTAATAATTGTTTTGATTTCCAAACACGCATCCGTCCACCCGGCATCCCGCCGAACTTGCTGACCATAATCACTATGGCTGGCTTGCGACACGGCTTTGACGGCCAGTGACGCTATCGTTATCGCTTGACTTTTTGAAGCTATCCCGTGATCTCTCAGGATTGATTCAATCTCTCGAATAGCTAAATTGCTTCCCTGCTGCATGTCTTGAGGCGCACCTCGATAAAGTTTCATCATCGCCGATTTGGCAGTTTTCATTTTTTGCTTAGCGGGAATCATTTCATCCGCAAAACCATATTTAACAGCATCTTGAGCCGAAAACCATGTTCCATCTGTTACGATTTTTCCATTGCCATCAACTTCGCCCCTAAGCCAACTCATAACAGCATCATGGTTCTGCCCCGTTCTTGCCTCAAAAAGGCCAGAAAGATCAGTTGTCAGACCAGCAAGGATCTTACTTTCCTCCATATGGTTATCTTGATTCCCGACCGAAAGAGACCAAGGGCGATGAATCATCATTCGAGAACCTTCATAAATCTTGATTTCATCCGCTGCCATGGGAATTACAGCGGAAATAGACGCTGCTATTCCTTCGATGTATGCGATTACCTTCGCCGGGTGGCTTGCCAGACTTGAATAAATCGACAGCCCTTCATAAACGACACCTCCGCCACTACTTATCCGGGCATGAATAGTATCTGCCTTGATGTTCATGAGCGTTTCGGCAAATGATTTTGCATCTACACCATCTTCCCACCACCCACCGATATCGCCATAAATAAGTACCTCGGCTTCGCTTGGGCTAAGTTGCGATACCCTCAGCGTGCCAGGGTATAGCGGGGTGTTGGCGAAATTCAACATTCCGCTATTTTCATCGCCAAGTTGTGAAAGCACATCGTTTATGCTTGCGCTCGCAGCCCTCAATTTGGCTTCGTTATCCGCCGAAAGAACCCGGCCAGAATTCATGATATTGCGAGGGATTGTTTCAGTTAAGGTTTTATGCATTGCCAGGGTCCTTTGGATTTGGCTGCGAACCCACAAGCTGCCCACCGCTTTGAGTTCCATCGCTCAATATCATGTTGGCCGGAACAAAATACTCATCCCCGCCTTCACGCGGATTGTATTCTTCAAGCGCCCTCATTTCGTTATTGTTCAGGTTGCCCATTTGCCACATCTTCCAGTAATATTCCACCCTGTCTTTTGCAGCACCGCGCATAAGGGCGTTGGTTATGAACTTGACGTAACAATCCGCATTTTGTTCTTGTTCTGTAAGCAAATTGACATTGGCGCTATCTTCTATGCGTTTGTACCACGGGCTTAGAGTGTGTACCACATGAGCCAAAAACATTTGCTCTGCGCTTGCATATGTGGCCGTCTTGTCGGGATGTCCGATCATTATTGGCATGACCCGAAATGCCCGGCAAACTTCTTCAATTTGGAAACGGCGAGTTTCGATTAGTTGAGAATCTACTCCGTTCATGGTTGTTGGATTAAACTTAGCTTCACGATCCAAAATCAATGGTTTAAATTTATTTAATCCTGAGATGTGCTTTTCAACCCATTTGGAAAGTTCTTTGTGTTGAGTGTCATTAAGCGTTCCGGTTATCGAATACATTCCGCTTGTCTGGCCCCCATTGGCATGAAACAAAGATTGGGACTCTTCAGTAGCTATCGAAAGCCCTATTGATTCTCTTGCAATCGTGACAGCCGGAAGGCCCATCCACGTATTCCAACTTGGCCCACGGACATGCCAAATAGATTCAGCGGGAAACTCTTTTTCTTCCATAAAAACAGATTGAGTCGAATATGCTTCACCGTTTGTTGTTGCCGACTGAGCGTGAATACGATATGTCAGTGTTCCGTTAGAACTTCTATCAACCGTAACTGACCCAGGGTCTAACGGGATAAGTTCTTTTAATTGCCCACGGACAATATTCTTGAATGCAAAAAAGTCACCGGCAAGGGCAACTTGGAACACAAGGTTTTCACGGAACTCAAAACTTGTTTGCCAGCGGTTAGGGCGTCGATAAAGCAATTTATAAAGCGGCAATTCTTTTGCAACATCACTACCGCCGTCTGGCCTTTCCCTGAAGGTTTTACAGGGGATCTGAGCCACACCTTCGCTTATGACCCGGAGGCAAGCAAACACGGCTGAAACCTGAAGCGCCGATTGAGCCGTTACCGACTGACCAGATTTGGCAGGTGTTGTGAACCCCTGCCAAAATGGTTCTTTAAATGATTGGTTGTTTCTGTTCCTATGGGGAGATAACCGAGAAAAAAACGCCATTATTCAGATTCTCCCATGAAATACCCCATAGCTATTAGCAGGGTTCCGCAAACTGAAAAGGCAACCCAAGGAATCCAGATGTAAAGCCCATAAAAAAGCATGGCCACCCCGCCAGAAATAAAGATATCCCGGATGCCGAATCCTTTGTTGATTGATTGGGCTGAGGTTGAAAGAAATCTTTTGAATTTATGGAGAATGGCCATAGTGCCTATGTTTGGGGGTTAATGGATAGCTT